ATCAACATCGAACTCTAACTGGAGTGAGGCGGAGTATGCTGGCTGCAGGTACTGAGAGGCTGTGTAGCTGTAGAGTATGGGTTCAATCCTTACTCCTGGCCGTAAGACTTCGTTCATCCCTAATAGTTTTGCCTCCGTTCCTCCTATCGCTGAAGACTGTACTGATATTTCAAACTCAGAGTCTGAAGGGAATCCTTGCTGTAGGATCGGTAGTGCGGTGGGTGAGTCGGGGGTTGTTAGGTTTCCTAATTCATCTACAATGTAAGATATTACGATAGCGTTGGCTTGGTTGTGCTCGGGTGAGAAGCCGGATATGTAATCAAATATACAGAAGTAGGGGGTGGTGTGTTCTATGATTGGAGTTTTGCCGTAAGACTTATCTCCGTCTCTAAATTTATTAATTAACTGTCCGGTTAGCTGCTTACCCCCGTACCGGCCGCTGATCAGACCCGGGCTTGTATGTAAAAGCTCTTGAACGTCTGCTCGCTCGGCTATATTGTTCCTAATTGCAACTATGTTTACAGGTATATTAGGATTGGTAGAATAGTCAACTTTTTGAACGTTGGCAGTGTTGGCGGGGGTAATGGCGTTGTTAAATAGAGCATTAAAGTCGGAGTTGTCGAAATTTTCCGACGTGAAGGGTTCAAATATGGTGCTTACTGCGGTTTGGTTGGATCCGGAGATATTTGTACCGCCGACAGTAACGTCAAATATATAAGAATCGCTTAGTTCCTGCCTTCCGGAAATTGTATAGGTCAGAGTACTAGAGGGGGTATTACCCACTCTACTTGTATGTGGTATAATAATTTCTTCAACGCTCTCAAGCTGTTTTGTAATATCAGCTCCGTTAGCGCTAGTTTTGCTGATCCTAAGCTTTCTAACGTCAAAATATGTTACTGGAAATGCGGGCATTTATCTTTACTTTTTATGACGCTGCTATAGGGGTGTCGACAAAGTATACACCCTGTTGTATCCAGATATAAATATCTCCGGCTGGAATACTGCCAGCTAGCGATGTTGCGTCGGTTGTGTTAATGACATCAAAAGTTAAAGGGGGCTGTTCCATCTTTTTAAATGGATTATTAACATTTAGACTGCCGGTATATAATCTTAGATTTGATCCCCCTAATTCACCGTTAACAGTCTCTTCGTTAGCATTTAAGATCCTTACTAACGGCCCTGATGGGGTTCGTAGGCTTTGACTATGGGCGGTGCTGTAGTCGGCTAGCACTCCTCCGTTTGATCCACTTATAAAGGCAGTATCAATTGAGCTTGTGTACTCAGGTCTTGTTCCTGAGGATTGTATGGACTTTACCTTGCTCCTATTTAAGATGTGAGGTTTTATAATTATACCTGAGGATGTGATGTCCCGGGCAGGTACGAAGTCCTTAACCATCTTGAAAAGTTGATTATCAAAGAACTTAATTAGTCTTACAAAATCACGTACGTCGTAGGCTGATGAGCCTGAGAGTATTGTTTCTGCTACTCTGTTTAAATTTCCGTACGTATCGTTGCTGTAGCCGGGCTGGTATAGATACCTAGGATCACCAATGTATTGATCTAAGTCAAAGCTCGAAGTTATACTGCTGCTTATAAAATTATCTAAATTGTAGGCGGGAGAGAATCCTACCTCTACGATGTTTAGATCTTGAGTGTACTTCTTATTGTTTTGCTGAATTGTGGAGTAGTACGATAGAGTGTTTCCTGAGGTAATACTTCCGGTGTTGTCTAGTCTGATATTACTGCCGGTTAGTGCAGTAGGTCCGAAATAAGGAGTAGGAGTCAAAGTATTTACACCTCCGTAAGTTCTTACTTGAAGTGACCCACTTGGAATACCGAAGCAATTGATAAGGGCTCTTAAACCTCTTTCAGTACCCTTGGACTTAATGAGATAGGGTAGGTTGTGGTAGATTCTTTTGTAAGTCTCTGCAAGTAAATCTCTATCGGGTGTGGGTAGGTTTGATGCAGTTACAAATGAACTTATCTTTTCAGATCCGCTATCGTAAAACTCTCCTAAGAATAGTGAGCTTAAATTAGCGATTGAAAAATTTGAACTGTAAAGTTTAACTCCGAAGCTTTTTAGCACCTCCCCTATCAGGTCTTTGGATATTCCGTAGTTTATTCTATTATCAGCGTTATACTTATCAGTAACGGCTCTAGCATATATCCATAAGCTATCAAAATGCTGACCTAGCATGTTTAAGAATAATGAATACGGAGCATTAGAAGTGTCTTGTCTGATAAATTCAGGAACCGTATAGACTAAGCTACTCTGATTTATCTCGTCAAAAAGTGAGGCAACTAACGACTGTGAGGTAAACCAGTTAACTGCTGTGGCATTGCTAACTGGCAGGTTTACATACGGTAAGGCGCTTCCTGATTTTGGCCAAGTAGAGCTAGAGCTTTCAAAAAATAAGTAGTTGTCATATCCGTCGAATTTCTCTATTACACCCTTAACCAAGTTCTGATAGAACGTTACGCTTGTAGAAGAGGCTAGGGAGGCGGTTGTGCTGAGTGATGCACTGATTGCGTTAGATGCGCTGTTATAGGTCTGTATTAATTCAAGTTTATATGCAAAGTTGTTTAACCTCTCTTGGGCTGAGGAGAAATGAACAAAGTTACTGTAGTCAGCATAATCAATATTAATTTCGGCTCCGCTTTGACTTACTTGATTTATTAACCTGTAGTAACTGCTAGTAACTGGGAAAAGATACAGTTGATTGTAGTTTAGAAATTCAGTTGGCTGAGCTGATTGTCCGTCGAGCTCTGATGTGAAGTTGGGACCCCTTAATATGGGGAATACTTCTGCATCCGGTTCTGTTACGGTTTCTACACTGTAATTTACACTATCGCTTACTACCTCTACTAATCTAAAGTTTACTTTAGTGTTAATTGCAGCTGGTAGAGGTTCGTAGAGCTTTATTACGATATTTCTATCGCTATCTACGTTTACGTTTATCCCAATTAAAAGGGTGCCGTTTAAAAAATTTAACCTAAAATCGTAAAAGTAGGTTGATGTATTTAACTGTTTTTGAAGCTCGGCTATGGCAAGCAAAAGCTCGGGGACTGCTTCTAAAGTCTTAGCTTTTATTTCTGTTCTGTCGGGGGAAATTTCAGAAATGAATAGACTTACATCTGAGATATTCCTTAAGAAGTTGTAAAGTAGAGAGACTCCTCCTTGGCTATAACCTAGAGTTTGACTATCTTGAATAGGATCAATATACAGTACGCTTGTTCCCTCCTTACCTGCGCTGGCTGAGTTGCCTAACTCTTTGTACCCGGTGTAGTTCGGAATTAACTGAAGTAGGGTGTTGTCTTGAGCATATATCGCTAGCTCAATAAGATCAGTTGTAGAGTTAAACTCAGAATTAATAATATACTGATCTACTAACCCTGTATCTTCGGCTGAGTAGCTGTTAATTCCTTCTACATTTGGAACTTCTTCAGTTAATATGTATGTAGTTTCTGCCATTAGACTTGTGATTGTTGAACTGTCTGTGCACTAAGTTTTACTATTTCAGTACTGCTTTCTAAAAGCTCCTGACGGAGCTGTGCAATCTCGTCTAGTAGGGGTTGAATTTCAGCTGATTTATCTTCAGAAGAATATACTTCCGAGCTTCTCTTTACCAGATACTCGTGGGAGTTGGTTTCTCCTCTTATCGGGATAGTAAAGAACAGCTTATCGTAAAGTCTAAACAGTTCTTGTATTGTATCTGGGTCCTGTTCAGGAACTGGTTCTACAAAAGTCTTAAAAGACCTGTCAATGACTGCGTTAAATTTATTACGATCTAGAACAGTTTTACTTAAGCGTATTTCTTCAGCCATTTCTTACAATTTTAAATACTTGGCCTTCATCTACGATAGTAGTTGATCCTCCGATCTCAGTCTTGATAAGGACTCTATAGTGCCTTTCAGGCTCTAGGCCTCCCATATGAATATCAAAGTAGCTGCTAGAGGTACTAGTGCTTATCTTTGTAAACTGGGTGTCAAAGTCAACCACCATTTCATGGGTGTTTTCATCTCTTAAGCCCCAGTAAGAAGCGGCGGGTAGTCTAAAGTTAGTTAGGTAGCTTGATGAAGTTGCAAACGTTCTAGCTGGGTATTTAGGTCTTACGTTAAGTTCAAATCTCTGTATACCTTGGTCAGCATATTCTCCTCTGTTATTTTTTAGCTTAATGCTAGCGTTAGGATCAGTAATGGTGGTAAGTCCTGATAGATATTGGGAGTTGTCCCATTTAATTTCTAGACAGGGTGGGTAGATGGTATGGGTTAGGTGGGAGAAATACCGTAGGAAGAGTTGACGGTTATTACTATAGGCTGCAAACTCGGCACTGCCAGAGATCTTAAGTAAAAACCCAGCGTTGTCTATACTACCGTCATACTGTGCTTTAACTCCCTCAGTAACGTTTATATTCAGGTCGTGAGTTGAGTTTACGGTATGGGACTGGTACATATTAAAGACATACCCGGGAGTATCTGTATACCATGCACCTCCTCCAGGCTCACTGCTTGAGTAAGAGGTTATAGTCTCTCCGGCAATACTATCAGAAGTCCAGTTGTTTGATCCTGACGATTGAGTGAATACCCATGAGACTCCGCTTGAATTCCTAGGCACATCGTTGTACTTTCCGTTTCCTGCTGCCCAGGTTGTGAGTGAGGCACCTGGAACGTAGACGGGGTATGCCTCGACTGTATAGGAGTCAGGTACTTCGTTTGCGCTTGCTAAAGAAAGTCTTAGTGAGGCGCTAAAGCTTGTGGCTGGTCTAGTTGAAGAAGATACAAACGTCTCAAGTACGTCGGTGATTTCAGATAAATCAAACTGTATAAGAGCTCTATTTACAAAAGAATTTGTACCTACGGAGTAGGAACCTAACTCTAAAATCTCATCCCTACCGGTGTTCATATCCGGGTATTGGGAGTAAAGAGTTGCTGTCTTTTCGGGGAAAATTTTATAAATTGACATCTTATAGTGTTGTTACTCGTCCGATTATATCCGTGTCTGGGAATTTTACTTCAAAAATACAGGGGTCGTAGGAGGGGTAAACTGTGTTGTTTCTAGTTGCTCCTTTGATATCGTACCCGTATTGAGAGTAGCTACCTCCAACCTTATTAGTGACTTGGATGCTTTGCACTGTCTGGACTCCTTTCACTCTGTCTAGTAGTGGGAAGAGGCTGGATAGATTAATGCTCTGGTTGATATTCCATTTCTCTATTGCAAAAAAGTCTTTAAGAACTTTAGTACAGTTGAATAGTACATCTCTTCCAGCAAAATTAGGTAACACTATAATTTCATAAGTGATTCCTATGTTCACTATAAAAGCATCTTTAATGTTTACTGCGTCCGTAATCATCTTATACTGACCCAGGTAGGTCTTTAAATTAGACTTTAGAGTAGTACTAGATGTAGTAAGTTTTTTATTACCGTCGTACGATAGGATATAAAGGGATAGGGAGAGAGGATTGCTGTCAACTATGTTATCAGTAGTAGAATTGCTGCTCGTTAACTGATCTTGTGTTACATAAGTTTTAGCTACTGTGCCAAACTTAGGAGGCATTGAAAGAGAGCGGACGGCATAATCATCCCTTGTTACTGTTCTTAGCTGTTCGTTAAAGCTTCTAAGTGAGTTTTGTCTTATTTCCTCTGAGGTGTCTCCGTCCCTGCCACCTACTGCAGGATTAGGATTTGTAAAAAGCAAGCTACTTGCTGAACCTGTTACTGTTGCAGTGACTGAGGAAGCTAGTATAGTTGTGATAGTGTCTGAAGGTACGTTGGCTTCGACACCACCGCCTGTTAGATACCTAATGGTGAGTGTTGTGTTTGAAGGTGCTAATCCGTAAGCTCCTGTGTACATAAAGTTAGAGGGGTCGTAGGCAGTGTCGATTTTTGATACACCTATAATCTGATCTCCTAAGCCTACGTTAGTAGGGTCTGGTGTTATTATGGAGTCGCTCTGTCCTGATGTACCTGCTCCGAACTGTATCTGGAGGGTGCCGGTAGATGTAAATCTAGTAACAAATCTTCGGGGTACTTTTTGTACCTGTAGGCTGTAGGGTGTAGTGCTAGCGTCGGAGCTTAGATTCGTCTGCTCTATAAATATAGTGTCTTGGCCCAGATAAGGTACTTCATACCATCTGATATTACCAGTTTGTACAATATCTAAAACCCCTAAGATGTTATCATCAGTTAGATTTACGGTCTTAAACTTCTCAGGTGCACCTACTGGTAGGGTCAAAGTTTTTACTTCCGCAGAGATAGCTTTTACTTGTTTTTTTAGTAGAAAAAGATTAATCGTATTGCCGGTTGATGAGTCAATACTTACTTCAGTTGGATCGTAGGAGCTTGAAAATCCGAAGTTTACTGTATCCTCAATTAAAAACTTTACAGGAGATCCTGTAGTTGACTGTAATTGTGTGTTGCCTAGTACCGTTAGAGCTTGATCATAATTAGGTACCTGCTGACCTCCTACTAGCTTAGCGGGTACGGTTTGGTAAACATCTAAAATCACTTGTGATGCTGTGCTTACTTTTGGACGGTATCCCATCGCATATGCGAGTGCGTAAAGGTTCTTACTTTCTTGGGCGTACTGTAGGTAGGTTTCTTGTAGCTGGGTGTCTTGGTAGAAAGCTAGCACGTCTCCTACGTACGCAGCCATCTCTATAAACATCGTACCGGGCGAAGTTGGTGAGAAATCGTTGTATGTGTCGGGGAAGTAATTCTTAGTGTAATTTATTAGCTCTTGTTTGAAGCTACTAAACGACTTGTTAATGTACTTTATGTCTCTTTCCTCTGCCATTATAGTTCAAAATTTATTGTAAGCTCGTCAGTTATTCCCGTCTCTCTAATAGCATATTTTAGCTCAAAGTTTACAAGGTTTTCATCGTAAATCGGGACTAATTGTAGATTTCTTATCTCAACCTGGGGGAAATATATCTGCAGGCCTTGGATAATATTCTCGGTAGCTATATCAATGCTCTCTTGAGTTAAGTTCTCAAAAAGCAAATTTCTAATTCCAGATCCAAATCTAGGATTAAAAACTCTCTCATTTTGTCCTGTTAGGAAGAAGTTTATTAAGTTAGTCCTAGTGGCATCTTTAGTTGTAAAAGTAGAATTAAAAACAGCTCTTCCCTGAAAGGGTAGTGCTACTCCTACAGCTTTTCTAGGCTGTAGATCGAGTGGATTAACCCTACGTACGTTAAAAGCCATATGGTTGACTCTTCTTATCAGCTAGCTTTACAATAGCGGCTGCTTTGTTGATAAAACCCAGCTGGGATAAATCTAGTCCTACTTTAGGTGCTGCAGCGATTGCTGATGCTACTGCTCTAGGATCTTCAGAAACCGGCTTGTAGGTTGGCTTAGCGGAGTAAGAACTGCCTGCAAACATCTCAGACATATTGGCTCTAACGGTGCCCGGTGATGAAGCATTATCACTCTGGTATTCATCAGAGGCCATGGCTCTGCTTGTCATATTTAGTGCTTCCATGAGTGGATTACCGCCCGTAAACTGCAAGGGCTGCTGTTTAGGTGCCTGGTTGGTGCTTACGTTATTATAATTACCGGGAGCTGATTTGGGAGTATGTACTGCTTCAGAGAGAATAGTTTTTAACTCCTCTTGAATAGCTTCTCTTACTGCCTCTTTAATTATTTCTTTAAATTCACTGGCTTTCATAATTATAAATAGATTTAGATAATTAGTTGATCAATTCTAAACTTAATTTCATCTACAAGTACTTGTGTTGATGAGCTGAAGGAGGGTCTGCCTTCTAACACCACTACCCCTGATCGGTCGATAGCTACTGCGTAGCGTTGCGGAGCTACGGCTTGTCTATCAACTATCCTTATTTCTATTTTATACTCTTTGTAGGAATTGTTGAACTGAGTGATAGATTGATTGAAGGACTGGGAGAGTGCTCTAATTTCTTCATTTTCTGTTATGAGGTCGGGTGCGCAGATTTCAATTACTTTGTTTAAGCTCTGCAATAGTCCTAGAATCGTAACAAAGGTACTGTTAATCGTTGAGAGTACATAAGTTCCTGCAGCAATCTCGCCGCGGTATTGCTGTGAGAGTACTTTTACTTTTTCCAACCTATCACTGAGGGTGAGTACAAAGCCCGCGGTAGTGAATTGATTGGGGATAGGTAGAGCTTTTATAACAGTGATGATTGGGGGGATAGCAGTTACTACCACTTGAACTCTTTGTAGTATAGTCTGCAGGGAGATGACTCTCCGCTGTAATGCTATTACTGAACTCTCAATGCTGTCTTTGGTTGCTATTAGTATCAGGAGCTGTTCCGGGGTTGGGCAGAATCGTTTAAGACTTTCAGGATCTTGTGCTGAATTTGCTGTTGAATCTAGAAGTTCTTTATAGGGCTCTAGTAAAGTGCTGAGCTGTGTAGTGACGGTCTGTTCTAATTTAGCACGATTATTTAAAAGTACGCCGAATAAGCCCTGGAGTGCCATTACTTTGTAAAGGTTTTGGTTGACTTTAAAGCTTGGAGCTGTCCTTTCAGCGTGACTACTTTACTTGTCATATCAAGTCCTGCTTTCTGCAGCTGGACTATCGGCCCGCCGGTTGGTAGTGAGATAGCAGCCTGTAAGTCAATTGCTAGACTCAGTAACTGGTTGAGGAGGTCTTCGATAAGGGCGGTGGTTCTGGCTCCAAGCAGTACGGGCTCGGTAGCATCTTTCCCTAGCTCGATTTTACTAGCTTCAATAATGGTGAGATTTTTAGAGTCTATGTTAACCGTATCTCCTGATAGTCCTATAGATAGAGGGGATGATAAGAGTAGGTGGTCGGTAGATGCATTTAGGTAGATCCTACCGCTGCTAAGTACTACTTGGTTTCCTTTGTAGGCTTTAGTCTCGGTTGGCTTTTGAGAGTAAGATTTTCTATTAACGTTACTCTCTACTAAAGGAATTATTTGAGTTGAGGTTAGATATATTGAACTAAAGTCCTCGTTTATATCTTCAGTAATAAATTCAAACCCGTTTGTAGTGGATACCTGTCCGTTGCTTATAATAGTTATAGGATCTCCTTTTACTGAGCCTCCCCAGGGTGTCAAGTTGGGCACTGTTTGGGAGAATCTGAGTGATTGCCCGTTTCTACCTTCCAGTATGACATCTCCTTCGTACGGTAGCATTGGATTTATGTCTACCTTCTCTTCAAAGTACTCCCCTAGCTTGGGGTCAGAAGATGTATCCTCGGGGAAGCCAGTGAAGTGGGGTGAGTTCCATATGTTGACTACATCTAAGTAATAGATTGTTTTGCTAATAGACAGACTGTCTAGGTTTTTTGATGCGGCCGGGACTAGTAAGACGATTTCGTTAACTAGCGGTAGGTGCTTGATATGAGATTGAAGAGGGAAGGCGATGGGGTACTGCTCGGCGGGTAGGTTGTCAGTTACTTTTCCGAGAATCTTATAGTGTACGCTCCCTACTAAATCGGGAAAGTTTGGATCGAGGTTAACTTTCACAACTCTCCCGGCTTGAAAAGCTTGTTTAGATCCTTTACCTGCTGTCGGGTTTACAGACCTAACGAATAGGCCTAAGCTATTTCTAGTATCGACCATTACTTCTCCTGCGACAGGGCGTTGGCCTGGTCTAGAATCTGTGCTAGTTCTTCAGCACCTAACTCAAACCCGGCAGTATCACCTGATGACTTGGCGTTGTCCATTCTCTGGACTATGGTGAGCATTTTTACTAGCATCTCGTCATTCTTAACTCCTATCTCTAGGTAGTTAGCGATCATGGGGACTACTAGGGTAGCATCGCCGATGTTTTCAACCAGCGGCTTAAGCTCTCCAATTAGAGCGGTGATCTGCTTATCCTTCTTTTTTGAGTTATTATATATCTCTTCTAAGACGTCGGAGAAAGTCTTATCCTTAAACAAAGTCTTGTCTAGTGCCAT